TCAGAGCCATAGCGGGCGCTGACCACCAACTGTCGGATGAGGCGGGGCCGGGATTATCGTTCCTGGCGTAACAATAAAACGTTCCACCGATTCCATCGTTACGAACGTACAACTGCAATTTATGTTAGTACATTGGTGGTAACGCTCTTTGGTGTTCTCACTTAGATAGCGACTGGTGCGCGCATGTGCCGCGTGCTGGCATTTTGGACAATGGAACATTACTACACTCCGCGATTCACACAATGTGAATAAATGATACACAATAATTCACCAAAAGCGAAAGATATTCATAGTTAGTTGATAAGGATGCCCATGAACCTCTTAAAAATAACGCTTCTATGTACTGTCGCAGCCCTTTCAAGTAGAGCCTTTTCACAAAGCATTGATGCACAAATTTTAATGAAAAGTCTTAAACCGTGGCAGCCCGTTGGAATTGAGGTCAAGACGGACTCAGTGAAAATAAAGTTACCAACTGCCACTGTAACCTCGGATGCATATGAAGCACTGATATCATCCGGTGTCTGCTCTCCTGTTTGGGTTAAAAGTGCCCCTGAGGGATATCTCAAAAACACCAAAGAGATACATGTCGTTAATAAATTTTCAGCGCAGGGCTATACGTTTGAAACCCCTCTGATTACATGTAAAAAGATGGGTGCGCTGATGGACGATGAAGCAAAGACTTTGATGTATGAAAACACCCACGGCTACGTTTCAAAATGAAGATGACAACAACCCGTTTGGTTACGGGTTGTTTTCCTTTTTAAGCATCCACAGCATCATATTCCACATCAAACAACCTCACCTCAAGCTCTAGGCTCGTCGTAAAGCCGCTTTTACTCAGGTAGTGCATAACTTTAGTGATTGTCCAAGATTGCTCGTCTATGACGCGCTTAAAGCCTTTAACCTGTACCGGCGTCTCTGGATAAAGATCAGCCCGCCCCGTCGCCAGCCTGATAGAAAACTCAGCAACTCCACGTTGCAGTTTGTCCCATTTTGCCTGGGCGGCTCGCATCGCCTGCGCTTTGGTTGAAAAAATTGTCGTCAGGGCGAACACGTTGTCATCCTCGCCGACCATGTATTCACCTTCCCTGGCTTCCGGTGTCTTCACCGCTTTTTTCTTCGTTACCGGTTTGGCTTTTGGGTGCTGTAGCGCACGTAAATGTTGCTCTTTCGGTTTCCGCTTTAACGTCACCTTTTGCTTTTGTGGTTTCGGGTCTTTGGTGTGTAACCATTTTGCCGTGACACCGGTATATGCCCCACGGTCGGCAATCGAAAACTGATGCCTGTCGCCATCGCCGCGGGTGATAGTGACTTGTGGAATAGCCTTTCCACTGGCTGTTAACCCACGCCCGGCTTTCAGAAAAAGCAACTTTCCCGCTTTTACCGAAACCTCACCACCATTTAGTTCGGCGAGACGAGTCAAAAATTTAGCATCCGATTCCTGTGACTGGTCGATATGCGGGATTTTAATTCCCGCCAGTTCAGGTATGACTCTCGATGTCAGTTTGTTACGCGTCGCTATCGCCGCCACAATTTCGCCTAAAGTCTTGTCATGCCATGACTCTTCTCGCCTGGAATTTAACGTTCCCCGAAAATCGGCACTACGGGCACGGATTGTCACGCTATCTGGCGCGCCATGATGCTCAACTTCATCGACAGTGAAAGAGCCCTTGTTAATTAACGCAAACCCTTTCCATCCCAGATAAAGCGTCAGCACGGCACCACGTAACGGCAACTCGACAAGCCCGTCAGCGTCATCGAGTTCAATATCAAGCTGGTCTGCCTCAAATCCGCGGTTATCGGTCATCGTCAGACTTATTAAGCGGTTACTGATATTGCCGGTAATATCTTTGCTGTCGAGCATCAGCATAAAATCGGGCGTCAGGACGCCACCCGCATTCAAATTCAGCATATCCAGCATCAACTAATCCCCACCAAGCCAGACACTGACGAAGCCATATTTTCCGCCTTGCCAATAAGTGCATTGGCCTGTTCGCCAATATCGCCATACAGCGCCGCGAGTGATTCATCCACGCGGGTGAGCGTCAGCGTGAAATCAATTTTTCTCGCCGTGCCGTCAGCAAAAAACAAGCTCCCTGTCTCGCTGATATTATTGATGACGTACATACCGTAAATAGTGCCGGTGCCATCCAGCAACGGCCAGGCGCGCCCTTCGTCAGCCATTAAACGAATAGCTGTCATCGTCAACTTTCCACCGGTGAGCTCCGGGTATAACACACCGGCCAGGGTAATTCTTTCTTCCCCCGGCCCCAGATACTGGAAAGAATCCCGTTTACCTACGCGTGAGTTTGATGGCCACAGATATTCGGCATCGCGTTGCATCGTCTGGTGTGGCAACGTCTGACGCATAAAAACAAACATACCGAGTGCAAGCATCATTTCTCGTTACCTCCTGTCAGTCGTGGTTCATGCTGGCCCGCTGACGAGCACGCTTGTCACGCTCAAACTTTTCGAGCGCATCCTGTAGTTGACGATCGAGCTGCGTGCCGTTCCCGCTACCATCAACGGAAATGTGATACTCGCTTTTGCTCTGGTCGATGTAAGAACGCCCGGCGGGTGCGGTGACGGGTTGATATGCCTGATAGCCACCGTAAGTGCCGGTTGCCGGAATATAAGAGTTACCCTGCGTGGCTGCGTTTGCTTTTGCGGCAGTCTGGTCAAGCGTACTGGACTCTTTGTTGATTATGCCGAGCTTCTCAAGTACCCAATCAATACCGCTGCGCAGCTTATTGAATGCTGTAAGCGGTAAAGTAAGAGCGTCAGCCAGGCGCTGACCAAACAACACACCGGCGTCTCGGAAACTGTTTAACGTTTCCTGTGATGATTTAACCGGCGCAATCAGATTGTTAAACCAGTCCCATGCGGCTTTAAGTTTTCCGCCTAGCCAGTCAAACATCGGTTTAAGCGGTGCAAATAGTTCTGCTACTGGCGCGAAGGCCGTGCGCAATCCTTCCATCACACCGCCAAAAAACGCGCTGATGGGTTCCCAATATTTACGGATGAGCAATGCCCCAGCCACTATTGCGGCCACGACAGCAACAACCGGCCAGGAGATCGCGCCAATTGCAGTCACAACGCCACCGGCCACCGTAGTAAATACGGTACCGAGTGCCGTCGCAGCGGCGATGATGGCATTTACACCGGTTATCACCGGCCAGGCAATCAGTCCAATAGCCCCAATCATCCCCATGACCCCGATCGCCACAGCGGTAATCACCCCCAGCGTCTGCGCGAGCTCTTTATTTCGCTGGATCCACTTATCAAGTTTGAGCACGTAGCCGGTAGCGGTTTGCACCAGTTTACGTAAAGAGGACTCTTGCTGGTCAAAAAGGTCAGTACCTACAGCCTCATATGCCGACTGAAACTCTTTAAAGTCTCCGCCGAGGTTTTCCTGCATAACCTTAACTAGTTCCTCCGTCTTACCGTCAGAGGCTTTAAATGCAGCCGTGAGCTTATCCAGCTTTCCTGATTTAGCCGCGTTCATCAAAACAGCGGCGGCAGAACTGGCCTCTTCGCCAAATATCGTTTTCATGTATTCAGCGCGCTGACCGGTACCCAGTTTATTTTTATCAAAACTGGCCTGCATTTCCTTCAGGATGGTAAATATCGGGCGGGTATTCCCTTTACTGTCTGCCGTTTTAACCCCAAGCTCTTTAATCGCCGCGTAGGCTTGCCCGGTCGGTGCCTGGAGTCGACTTAAAATAGCGCGACTACCCGTACCAGCCATTGACCCCGTAATTTTCGCATCATGTAGGGCGCCAACCATTGCAGCGGCTTCCTCAATGCTGACACCGGCATTTTTCGCCACCGGCGCAGCATATGTCAGCGCATCACTAAGCCCGTCAAAATCTGCGGCGGTTTTATTCATTGTCATCGACAGGACATCACCGATGTGAGAGACCTGCTCGTTAGTAAGCTGGAAAGCTGATTTCATCCCCATCAGCAAACCGGCGTTCTCTTCCATTGTTCGGCGGTTAGCAAGCGCCATATTAAGTGTGACGGGCGTCGCCGCCTGAATCGCTGCCGCGTCTCCGCCTGCTTTCGCAATGATAATCTGAGCACCGGCCGCATCATCGGCAGAGGCGGCAGTATTGTCGCCCAGCAGTCGGGCCTGATTTCGCAACGCAGTCATTTCTGCGGAGTCTTTCGCCACGCCGAGTACAGCCTGTAACTCGGAGTTTTTCTGCGCAAAATCATAACCCGGTTTCATTAGTGCAACACCGGCCAGCGTGCCTGTCGTCGCCATACCGACACCGGCGGCACCCATTGCGGCCGCATTTCCGGCCAGCTCTTTACCGGCCTGATATCGCTGTTTAACCGCGTTGAGCTTTGCCTGTTGCGCGCTGACGCGCGCCAGTGCTTCACGCTGGCGATTAAGCTGTGCCGTCGTTTCGCTGATGCTGGTTTTTAACCGGCGCTCGTCTGCCGCCAGGGTGCGGGTATTAATTCCCGCCTGGCTGAGTTCCTGCCGCTGGCGCTGTACAGCCTGCCGCAAGCTGTTGTGTTTGAGCTGGAGCGCTGCGGCACTTTTTCGGGCGGCATCCATTGCCTGCGCCTGCGCGCGCGTCGGCTGTTCCGTATTTCTAAACTGGATCGCCAGTGCGGCGGCTTCCTGTTTAGCTTTCTTCAGCTCCTGACCGGTAACGGCGAGTTGCGCGCTGGCCTTGCGAAATCCGTCGATACGGGATGCCTGGCCGTTCAGTTCACGCAGTGATTTTTGAGTGTCCCGGATGTCACCAGACAGCGTTTTGCTCGCTGTCTGGATGGATTTAAACGGGCGGGTCGCCTGGTCAACAGCCTTGAGTAATACCTGCAATTTAACGTCGTTACTCATTCGTGTTTCCGCTTCGCTGTAGCGCTTTTTCGCGCCAGGTGGTGAGCTCGGTCAGGCTCATGGGATATAACTCTGATGGCGGCCAGTGAAAAATCACCGCGATATCCGCCATCAGGTCATCGACCGACATATCTTTCGGAAAATTTAATCCGCCAAATTCGGCGACAAAAAACCGATCACCTTTGTTGCCAGCGCCATCAAATCGGGTAAATCCATCATGACGACATCCGACTCGGTGAGTGATGGGCTGGTCATACGCGGCAGCACTTTAATCAAAGCGTCGACTTCAGAGCGCGCAACGTCGGCCAGGCTGACACCGCGCAGGGTTCCGGCGTTGGGCTTCATCAGGGTGATTTTTTCGATGACCTGCTCGCCGCGTTTGATGGGGTTTTCCAGGGTGACGATGTTTTCTTTGCTCATGAGTTTCTCACTATTTACGGATTCGGGGTTAACCGGCCAGACATGCTGGCCGGGGAAAAATTACAGGCCGATATTGCGGCGGTGCTGGTCGAGTCGGTCGACGCCGTTCACCTTCTCAATCATGTTGAGGACGTCGATTTCTACCAGCTCTTTACCGTTCATGGTCAACCTGTAGTACGTGCAGACCAGCGATAATTTGCTGCTGGTATCCTCGCCCTGTTTGCTCTCGCCGTTATCGACTTCCTTCACCTTGAAACGGGTCTCAACTTCCACCGCCACGGTTTCGCCGGTATCGTCCCGCTGGTAAGAGCCTGCATAGCGCAGTAGCGTCCCGGTACCGACGGCACCATAAAGCGACCAGATCGCATCATCAGGGAAGCCGCCGAGGGAAATCTCCATCGCCAGCGCGTCATCGTCGAGGCCGAAATCGACAGGGGCCGAGCCTGACATCCCGCCGCCCCGGTAATTTTCCAGCTTACGGGTCAGCTTTGGCAGGGTGACGGACTCGATAACGCCGAGATAGCTGACGCCATCCAGAAACGTGTTCAGATATTTGAGCTTGCGCGGCATTGCCATTGGTCAGGGCTCCTTAATTGCTGTTAACCGATGACACCAGATTCGCCAGGTATTTATCGGTAATGCGCTGGCGTAGCGTCAGGTTTTCGAGAGGGGGAACCGGCGTATAGTCGTAATCGATATACAGTTTCCCGGCTTTGAGGGTCGCCGCATCGTTAGCCGATTCATCAAACCAGCAGGTCGCATCGACGATATAGCCCGCCGTTTTCATCTCGCGGAATTTCGCATTGATACCCGCAACGATGTCTTTAATCAGCGTGGCAGTGATCGGCTTGTCGACCGCCCACATGTGACCAGCGGCCATGGTGTCGGCGATAACCTGCGCGGTGCGGGTGTAGTTCTCGAACAGGAACAGCGGGTCATCGGAGCAGCAGCGGTTGCCCCAGAAGCGGAAACCGTCTTTACGAATGAGCGTGGTGACGCCAGCCTCGTTAAGCAGGTCGGCATCGGTGCCGGATTCCTGCAAATCCCAGAAGACCGACGCGCTGATGCCGGTGACGCCATTCACTCCAACGTTTGACAGAGTTTTATGCCAGCCTGTGTCCTGGTCGATTTTGGCTCGCAGGCCCAGCGCGCGGGCGGTCGCCCAGGCGGTTTCGGTCGCGTTTGCCGTGGTATCCCATGCCAGAAAATCCGGCCAGATAACCATCAGCTCACGCTGGCTGAAATTTTCGCGATAGAGCATCGCCTCGGAAATGTTCTGGCAATCCCAGGCGCTGACATAACCAAAGGCGCGCAGCTTCTGGCAAATCGGCGCGAGCGCTGTCGCAACCTCAAGGGAATCGAGGCCCGGCACGCCAAGGATGCGCGGTTTAACGCCGGTGACAGCCTCCGCTGTAAGCAGCGCTTTCAGCCCGGTGTAATTGCCGCTTTCGTCAGTGCCGCCGATGATATTAGAGATAGTCTGCGCTTCAGCATCGTCGCCGGTACCTTCGGCGACGCGCACGACGACAATGACCGGTTTCGACTGGTCGGCGATTGCCTGGAGGGATGCGGCCAGGGTGCCTTTTGTACCCGCTTTGGCAATAGCGCTTTGCACGCTGGTAATCAGTACGGGCTTATTGAGTGGGAAGGTGGCGGCATCGGCATCGCTGGCCGTACAGACCATGCCGATAATCGCTGTTGATACGGTGGAAATGACGCGGGTGCCGTCGTTAATCTCGACAACCTGGACGCCGTGATGAAAATCGCTCATCCGTTTAACTCCGTGGTTAAGGGTGAGCATTATTTTCAATCGTGGGGGAAGGGGTGACGAGTCATCCCCGCTGTAACAGGGACGGTACAACAGGAATGACCGTCACAGGGTCAGGCAACACGGCTCCAGCACATCAGCAGCGTGTGGGCTTCCACTACACTGAACGATTTACCCTCGCCGAGGTTGGCGGTTTTGCCGGTGGTCGTATGTTTATGCGGCGGTACCGTGACTTCATGGTCGTGCTCTCCTGCGTCATCGGTCACACCCAGCTCTTTAGGGTTAAAGAGCTGACGCACATCGCCGCCAATCTCCCAGGGGTCATCCTTACCGGCCACGCCACCATGATTGTGAACACCGCCCCGCGTGGTCGTCAGCTTCTGCTCTCGCTGCTCGCTGGTTTCACCGCTCACATCAATCTGAACGGCGGGCAGGTTGCCCTGCTGGAGCGTGACGGTATCGCTGCCGCCGGTTTTCCCGACGTCCGAGCCGTCAGCTTTGCCGACGCGGATCGTTTTACTTTCACCGGTATACACCCACTCCGACCACGGCCAGCGCTCATTGGGGTTCAGGTTCTGATTAAAAAAACGTGTGGTTCCGACGGGGTTATCCAGTTCCCAGGCATCACTCACCGCCGATTTAACCGCATTAGCGATAGCCTGCTGAATATTTGTGTCGAGGTCCCCGACGACCTTATCGGCATAATCTTTCGCTTCATTTTTGGCTTTCTCAACATCTTCAGCGCTTGCCATGACCAGCGACAGGTCAGCTGTGATTTTTACATCAGCCGTATTACTGACCTTAATCCACAGGTTCAGGGCATGCAGACGCCCCGACCCCTCGGCAAGCTGGGGTTTGTACGATTCCGGTACGCTGGCCACGGCCAGACAAACGCCATCATCATCATACAGAGCGGCTTCTCTTAACCAGAATCCGCCAACCTGTGGCGGGATAATCATTTCTGCACGGATGACATTAGCGGAGTTATCGGCGATAGCCAGGCGATTAATCGGCGCCCGGTATCGTTCGTTAATCAGGCCATCCTGAGAGGCTAACGCTGCCGGCAGCATGCCGTTACCATCACCGACGCCCATCAACGCGAAACCAACCGGCATGCCAGAAAGCGCAGCTTCTGCCAGCGCAACCTCTCCGGCCTGCGTCAGAACCGCTGAATATTTCTTTTCCGCCATATCGCCCCCCTTATGCCATCTCCAGCAGATATTTCTGTACGGCAATATGTTGATCCGTTGTCAGAGAGCCATTAATTAAAACCACCGACTTAAAATCGGTTGCTAGCCCGGAGTTGTTATTATCCGTTTTACAACCGATTAAAATATCTTTATCCCCTGCGGCAATATCTCCCGGCACGGATGAAGCACTCGAAACATATTTCCCGGTAGAGGGGTCATAAATGGCAATCGTAATCGTTCCCTGACGAATAAACGAAGTGAACGCAAAAAAATCGCCCACCTGAATGGATTCCGGGAATGAAGCATAGGCATAGGCCGGTACTGACGCACCGGCATTCTGGCGCGCCACCAGAAGACGCCCGTCAACTGCTGTACCGATACCAAAACCATACCCACTCGCTGCTGTGCCAGAAAAATCTGCCACGGCATAGGTGTTAGCTCCCCCGCCTGCCGCTGCCCTGCGCATCACCCCGGCGACGGTCAGCGCGACCGGTGCTTTGTATTGGGTATTAAGGTAATTATCACGGCTCACCGTGACAAATCCCTGTGAGTTTTCCACTACCCCGCTAACCATCAGCGGTTTGTCAGAATCAAAAGAGTTGAGAGTAATATCACTGGAGTTTGCCCCCCAATAATACCCGGCAAAAGGGATGCCATCCGTTTCGGGGAAATCCTGAAACCAGTTTATCTTTTCAAAATCAGCCATCATTTTCATGCCCGATTTAAATGGGACAGGACCACCGAGAAAAAGAGATGTAAACATATTTACTCCTGATAAAATTTTTCTTTAGCCATTCGGGTAATGATATATGCACCTTTGCTGCTCAGGTGTAATGTGTCCTGCCATGCACCGGCGGAATTATCATATCTTTTCGGGAACAATTCATACCCGCTGATAAAGTTGATGTTATTTTTCAGCGCCAGTTCGCGCATGGTTTTATCGTATTCAGAAAGGGCAGGCGTTCCCGATGCGCTGCACTGTCCCGGAGATATCAGGCAAATACAAATATCAGGTGATGCCTCTTTGTGTTTATCAATAATTGTCTGAATGCCGTTGCGATATTGTTCCGTCCCGGCAGACTTACGAAAATCATTCGTTCCCAGCACGATAAACAGTAAATCAATCTCCAGAGCTGACGCAACAGGGGCGATCCAGTCTTTCCAGTTGAGATAATCCGACGCCATTGCTCCGCCATTCCCCATGCGGGAGACAGTAACACCAGACTGATTCGACGCATCTTTACCGTACATCCCCAGGATAGACACAACGCCATTCCCGGCAGTCTGGATTTTCACGGTATGCGCAACGGAAGCCAGGCCGCTGAATTTATGCGCCAGCGCCTTACCTGTATTGCCGCCGGTGATGGTCGCCACCGTAACATCGTCAATGATGACGCTGAATGACCCGGTGCCGTCGTAATAAAACAGCGTCAAATCGGTGGCTTTAACCCCCGACCAGGTCATATAAGCAACGGTGCCGGTATTGTACATGGCGTTCCCGTCCGGGCCTGCACCATAACGCGGCGCGGCATTATTATGCTCATTGTCTCCGTCATAGACAGTAAACCCGCTGGTTTTCAGCATAATACCGGCCATGACGCCATCGCCGCGCGTAGAGCAACTTATCCAGCCAGGGTCTTTATACTTCCCGCCCATCTGATTCAGGAGCGACAGAGGGATCGTGTTTTTTTCCGTCCAGGAATCCCCCGTCCAGGCATAATGAATCCCCACCTGCTCGCCGACAAACAAACGCGCAAACTTATACTGCAACCGGTAGGTATCGCCCTGAATAAAGGTTTTATCTGTCACTTCACCGCTAACGGTTCCACCGCCACCGTCACCAACCAGATTCTTAATAAACGCCTGTAATTGTGGCCCCAGCCCGGCAGCGTCAGGGAATCCATCGTCAAACCACAGCGGGACAACATCGTTATCGCCAAAGCAGGCGGGAAAGAATTTAGGATTAAAGTTTTTTTGCGGGAGATATTGTCGCGCCCACATATTCGGTATTCCTGCGACAAACTCCTGTAATTGAGGCCCTAATCCGGCGGCATCGAGACAGCCATCATCCAGCCAGAGCGGCACGACATCATTGCTTCCGTGAGCCAGAGGCAGCATCTTGCCGCTGAATGACCCCGGCACGATTCGGCGATCCACATACCCTTTCCCGGCATAGAATGCGACCGGAACTGCAACGCCGTCAGCATTCAGGTAGAAAATAAACGACTCATCAGCCTCAGGCCCCTGAGCCACGCGGAAAATTTTACCGGCGGGCGTGGCGGCACGCCCGGCAATCGTCCCGTCCGGGTCTTCTGCTGTTTTGAAGAAAGTGGATTCCCGATAATCGGTAAACCCTTCCAGCATCGTTTTCAGGAATTGTGTACGGGCGGCTAACTGCTTTGCCTGAATATTAGCGGCACCCGTTGCACCGCCTTCAACTTTATCCAGACGGGCAATCTGATAAATTTCATCAGCCCACTTAATTGTTTCGGTAATTTTCGTCATATCACTTTCCTGAAAAATAAACATTGCCGGAATAATGCTGCTGACCGTCGTAATAAATACCGCCATCCGGGACATATTCGGGCGGGTACACTGTAATGACTTCTGAATCAATAAACGCAGTACCAATACTGGCTAAAGCCGTAACACTCAAAGAGAGCGTGAGCTGCGATATATGACGACTGACCGGCTTCGCATCGCCAATAATCCGCTCCAGCTCTTTAATCATTGACTCAGTGATGCCGATATCATTGAGGTCAATCTCAAGGCGGAAAGTCCCGGCAGGGTCGGCAACCTTCCACCACTCCTGGAGCGTCATGCTGTAGCCCAGCGTTTCAATCACCCGACGAACGGCGGCGACGGTTCCCTTGCGTTGGTGGATCCAAAACGCATCACTGACCGCCTGGCGCTTTTCAGTTTCTGACCAGGTTTCCTCCCAGCGGTCGACAGAAAACGCCCACGCCAGATAGGGCAGGAATTTCACCGGACATTTCCACGGATTCCACAAATCTCGCAGCGGCACAGATAAATCGCTGATAGAGGCGCATGCTGCGGCGGCTCGCTGTTCCAGCAGAGATGACCCGTTCGCCATCAGCGAATTATTCATCCGATCCCCCGATAATGACGCGGGCGTCAGTGCAATAAGCGGCCTGCGTTTTATCCAGCACCACATCGGCCAGCGGTGCGCGCAGCTCGACGCGCTGAACCCCCTGCACATGCAGCGCGGCGTAAATCGCCGACATTCGGATGTCACGACCGAGGCGGCGCTGCTCCGTGATATAGGCAGTTAACTGCGCTTTTGCGGCAGCAAGAATCGGCTCGGTCGCCGGGCCGGGGTAAACATACAGCACCGCGTCGATCGCATAATTGACGATTTCAGCCGAGACGACTGTCAGGCGGTCAGCGACCGGTCGTACACTCTCATCATTCAGCGCAGTACTGACGGCCATCAATAAATCATCCGACGCCGTGCCGTCACCTTCCCGCGACAATACCGCGATAGTGACCTCTGCTGGCGCCGGGCTATTAGCCGAAGCATCCGCGACACGTCCGTCGGCACTCAGGGCGTGAAATTCATAGGCACCGGTCGGCCCGGCAACACTCATGCCCTCAAATGCCGCCGGGATGCGCTGGCGTAAATCACTGTCGGATTCCAATACCGCCTCCACTGGCGGGATTTGGGTCTCGTCTCCGGGGGTGATGACCAGGCGTTCAACGTTATTATTTGCCGCGAGCTGGTCGAGGTCGTTTTTGATGGCATAGGCCACCATCCCGGCTTTCGCCGCCTCGTTAATTCGCTGGCGTAAAATCACCTCGCGATAGGCATTCTCTTCGAGATATTTCACCAGTGGCTCAGACTCCAGTGTTAATATCCTGGCGACCGCTTCCTGCTCATCTTCCGGGTACAGTGAAATCAGCGTCGCTTTGCGCTCGGCGAGGATGGTTTCAAAATCCAGTGTTTCCACCACATCAGGCGCGGGGAGCTGGCTCAGGTCGATAACTGCCATAGATTCAACTCACAGGAATGGTTAAGGAAAGGCTCTCGCCGGTATCGGTGATTTGGCCGGTCACGTCGACGACCATTTGCCCGTTAAACTGCCGCGCTGTGGTGATGCTGGTCAGCCTGACGCGCGGTTCCCACTTCAGAATCGCCATGTAGCACGCGGCCATAATTTGCAGCTCAAGCGCCGGGGTCTGAGGCTGGTCAATCATCTGCGACAACAGCGAGCCGTATTCACGACGCATGACGCGGGAGCCGACGGGCGTGCGCAGAATATCCCCGATGCTCTGGCTGATATGGTCAACATCTGAAATGCTTTCACCGGTCGTGCGGTTCATGCCGAGATAACGCGCTGTCATAGTGGTTCCCCTGTCTGTCCACCGCTGTCGCCAGGGTGTTTATGGGTGTGGAGCACCTTGCCGTTAGAAGAGAATGAGCCGCCGCTGTGCTCGATATCACCGGACATCTTGCCGCCGTTCTTCACCTCCAGCGTGCCGGTAGTCAGCTTGTTGGTGCAGACCACCTCCGGCGTATCGAGGGTGACGCGGGTCTCAGCTTTTACCAGCACCACCGGCACGCTGACGGCAACCGAGTCGGATGCGGTCACATTGGCGGTTTTTATGCCGGTGACGGTCAGCGCGCCGGTTTCAGGCTCATAACTCATAACGGCACCGTCGGGAAACTCAACGTGCCAGGCATCCGCCGAGGCCGACGGCGCGGGGTTGTCGTCGGAATAAATACCCGGCAGCACAAAAGCGGTATCAAGCTCACCGCCCACGGCCAGAATCATCACCTGCTCACCAACAGAGGGAGCCCACCAGGTGCGCGAGCGCCCGGCCCGGTGCGTCAGCCACTGGAGCCAGTCGGTATAAATGCCGCCGGTCTGTACGCGACAGCGCCCGGCGTCGAGGTCAGTTTCGACGACGATGCCGGTGCGGATCATGTTGCGTATCGCGCGGGCGAGTTCCTGGATAGATGCGAGAGTATTCATAGGGGGAAAGGATGCCGTCTGGGTGTTCCGACGGCAATGTAAGGCAGTTTGTCTAGCTACAGCACAACAGACATTATCAGTCGTTATATACCTTTTTTATTATCTCCATGCATTCTGCATGTGCGTCTTTATGTTCAGCAAATTCTTTATTCAAAAATAAAAAGAATGCTTTCCCAACTTGAGGCATTTCAATAAAAATAAAATCATCTACCTTGTGAAAAAAGTGAAAGCTTTTATTTGTTGTGTTAAAAACCAATAATGAATTGAACTTATTTGCCTTTCTTTTCTTAGTTAGCACCCTGCGACTTCTTCTTATGGTATTGAACACATCATTTGGGGTCGTATCAATCTCTCCCCAGAACATTGCCACAGGGATATTAGATAAAAAAGGGATATACTCACCTCCTTTGTATCGCAAGAATTGAGAACGCAAATCCATTATCTGTAATTTAAACGCAATATATTGCAACCACCATATTATACAATCCACTTCATAATTATTTAATTCCGAACCGTCCTTTTCCAATAAAAATCGCTTAAGATAATCTTCAAAAGCACCAAGCAAATCAGAGTTGCATGTCTTGCATGCCGGAACAGTCATCTTTATGTAATTAGACGATTGATTGTTTTTAGTATTTATCAGGAATTTCTCTGGCCTTCCCTCAAATGACCATTGAGGCAACACGTGTTCCTTTGTAATTTCATTATCGCTACCACAAAGAATACATATTTCAGTTTTATGGTTGCTAATAACCTTATTCATTACCGCACTTTGTGATTCTTTTATTTTATGCCTCAGCAAACTAAATTTCTTATCCATTGCGAACTCACCACATTATTTGTTTTTAGACAAAAATATTAATAACTCCTTTTCAATCAATTGTATAGAGTCATCATCAAAACCCAGTAGCTGGCGCTGCGGGTACTCTACGGTGGCGCTTTTGGGGGATGGCTTATCTTTAAGCCCGAGTTGATGCACGCGGGCGATGCGCTGCACTTTCCCGGTAAATTCCACTACCGCCGCGCTGTCGTTACCGCTCGCTTTCATATAGCGACTGGTGCGCAGCTTCGCAAACATCTCGCGCTTAATCCGGCCTTGCTTTGCCCTGACGGGCGGGCGCTTACGCGGGGCAAATGGCGAACCGTCCGGCACTTTTTGCGATTTAATGCGCTGTTGTTGCCGCTGGCGCAGTTTCTTCGCAATATCGGCGGTCATCCGACGACGCCCGGCGGGGGAAAGGGCCGCTATCAATCCGGCGAGCTTGTCCTCAAAGGGTTTGAAGTCATTCATCCCATTTACTCACCAGTTCGCCATTACTCCACATCTCGACAGGGCTCGTCACCGGCTCCGGCGGTGGCGGCTCCGGGATGTTCTCAACGTACATTGCGCCGTCGACCTCGTTGACCAGCGTGCGCTCGGTCAGCAACAGGCTGATGCTGACATCGAGGCTGCTGTCGTTATTAATGTCAGCGAACCAGGCAAATCCTTTTTTTCGCCCCTCGTCGGTTGTCATGATGTCCGGCTGATTGACGCGCAACCAGGCCATAATCGGCACAAACAGCAGGTCAATATCGTCGGTAAAATCCGTGACCACGATGTTAAGCGTGTACCGCTTTTCAAACGACAGGGAGCGCGCCAGCGTCGCCGTATTGTTGCCATCGTCCAGGCTAAGGTGAAGCATATCGGGGTTGGTACGCAGTACCGGTACCGCATCAGTTAAGGCTTTTCGCAGACTGTTGGGCTTTAACATCGATTTCATCCTGGCATTGTTTAACCGTATCGACCTGGATTGCGCAGCTTTTCAGGGCGTTTTCGAGCTGGCGTATATCCGCACTCAGGTCGCCATTAGTCAGCGGGTCGCTGCCCGGCATCGGGCAGGGACTGACCTTCGGGCAGGCGTTGTAAACAATCACCGGCGGCGGCGTTGATACAGGCGGCGCGCTGGTGCAACCGGCGCACAGCATCAGGTAAATCAGCGCGATACCAGCGGCGAAACGCGTCATTTTCATTGAGTAACCTCGTGATAGTTTGTTCACGCCGAAAGGCCAGCAGGTTAGCCGCCGTGAGCTTATCCCTCATGGCAACCTGCGCCAGCTCTTTGCGCTGCGACTGCTCTGTGGCAACGTTGAGCTGATTTTTCAGCATGGTGATCGTGGTTTTCTGCGTACCGGCGACCCGGTTCGCACGTTCAAATGAGGCGCGCAAATTGCTGTTATCGTGTCTCATCCACAGCAGACCCGCACAGGCCAGCGCCAGCAGGATAATGACTATTTTCATGCGAATACGCCTCCAGCCTTGCGCCACACTGCGACCAGCTTGTCGAGGCTGTGCTCACGCTGACCGTATCCGGCACCCGGCAATGAAGCCCAGATATTGCGACAGCGGGAAATCGCGCGCTCGATGCGCCCCTGCTGCAAATCTTCCAGCGCACCACGCTCCCGAATAAGCTGAATGGCGAGCCTGTCCTGTGATACCGGGCTGAAATCCGGCAAAGCGAGCTGCTTTTTGTAATGCGGCCAGAACAGATAAAGCTGCTGGTAACGCCCGGATGCCGTGGATTTTTCCCCGCGACGATTGAAGACCTTCGCCGGGCGTCCACCGGCGAACGGGTGATCGCGATAATCGGTAAAAATCTCCGGCTTGCCATCGATACCCGTGACGATAACGTCGTAACCGTTGTTTCGGGTCAGCGGATGCGTTGCTGTCCCTTCCGAAAACGCCAGCGTGTCGAGGAATGCCGCAACGTTGGGATGTGTCTTAATGACTGCCATCGTTTTCCCCTTTTTTAATCTTGCGCTGGATAGCAAGCTCTACCGCCTGATAACCGGCGATACCCAGCATGGAGCCAAATCCGCACACGGCCGCGGTTGGCAGGTCTGGAAACTGTACCAGGGCAACCCCGGCCACCATCGAAACAAAGCCACCCAGCAACGTGCGACCAATAAAAAGACGTGCGGTGATCGGTTCACCACCGGCCAGCACTTTACCGACGACAATCAGCGCGCCGATTATAAAAAGCGAAATGACGCTTTTTTCCCCTTCCGTCATGTGGTTACTCCCAGAGGTTTATGGTTTCTGTTACGGGGGATGACTGGACGTCGGGCAGCTCGACCACCGTGCCATGTGGTAGCACTGCGCCGAGCTCGGCCAGCCCCGGATTCGCGGCGAGCACCGACTCGAAGACCCCCTCAGTGCGCCCGTAATACCGGGCGCAAATCATGTCGAGCGTGTCGCCCTGTTGCGCGATGGCCTGCATCAGATTTGGCTCACGATGCAGCGGGGTTTGTCCTGGACGCGCGATACCGCCCAGCGCATGTCCCGCCACAGCTCGTCGACAGTGGTATCGATGCTGTCGGCTTTTTTGTCGCCTCTGGCGCTGGCATCCACACCGCGATAACGCTCATAGAGCGTGGCGGTCGCCATTGAGGTGACGGCGCGCAGGTAATAGAAAACGCGCACACTCTCGCCGTCGAGATCGTCAGCCGGCACGTCGGCAAGCTTGCTAAAACCCCCGGCAATCTGCTGTTCCCGCCACAAAAACAGCTCGGCATTGGTTTCGGCGATGCCGGTTTTGATGGCCTCACGAAGCCGGGCCGGGGCGACGGTCTGCTCAAGGCGCATCCCTTCACGCACGCGTTTCGGGTCGATGTCAGGAAAGAAAAACGTATTTTTTATCACCGGCTCATCGCTGGCAGGTGGCGGGATGACCACCACGCCACCCGGCTGCGGCTCATCGTTCTTTTTAATAATCAGCGTCGTCATGACTACCTCTGAATAGGTGGGCGGTGGACGCCGGTCTCAGGTCAGGTAAAACACCCTCATCGACCGGCGTGCCGCCCTGGCGCGGGGCGCATTCTGTTAACCGGCGGTCTTTTTCGGGCGGCCACGTTTAACCAGTGCCGTGGTTTTCACGGCGCGCGGCGCTCTTACCGGGGCTTTAACGACTGCTGCCGGTTTGGGCTTCAGCTCTCGCTCAAGCCGTTCAATGTCTTTTTTGACGCCTGCCTGGCAATCGAGCTGCATCGCTCGCCTGAGATGGGCCAGCGCGTCGGCGGGCTGTTTGTTGTCCCGCAGCACCTGGCCGGTGATTTTGTGCAGTTTTGCGCGCACTTCATCAGGCATATCGGCGGCGGCGGTCAGCGCCAGCGTGTCGAGTAGCTGGCTGATGACGACCGGTTCACCGGCGGCATGGGCGCGCATGGCGGCGAGCGCCACCTCTTCGGTAAACATGTACTGCGGCGGGCGGCGGTGTTTGCCTGGCATGGTCAGACCGTACTTAAACGCGTAGCGGGCAATATCCATCGCGCCGCCGATATCGCCGACATCGAGACGCCACAGCATGACGGTCATCACGATGTCATCCTGCGCACCTTTGCCCTGTTCCAGCACGCCACTGACCCACGGCAGATAGAACGGCAGCAACTCGCGCTTTTTCGTGGCTTTCAGCTCTTTACCAAAGATGGCTTTTAACGTGCGTTGATCTGCGGCCAGCTTAACCAGCATCTGCTCGTAGGCAGTGGCATGCCGCAGCGGGTTGTTTTCCCGCTGCGCGGTTTCAATGGCCGAGACCCGCATCATGTGACGCTGTGCGGGGCTCGTCATCGGTTAGCCCTCCGGTTGCGCGGCAGAGAAATCGCCCAGCTTGATATTTTCAATGAAGCACCCGGCGGCGTAGGTTTCGACCACGTAATCGATGTTCATCGATTCGTAGTTTTCCACCTGGTCAAGTTTCGGGTTTTCGATGATGGATCGGCGGTGGCTTTCGTCCATGAAATAGATGGACAGGTTATCGAGACGCGTCACCATAATCGCGTTCGCCGGGAAGTACGGCACACGGACGGCGGGCAGGTTGCCGATGCGTTTCTGGCTGATGATGATGTCAGCCGCGAGCGCTTCGCTGTTGGGCTGGTCTTTGTTGACGATGGGGAAATATTTGTCGGCCAGCAGCTTACGACCCACAATCGCTACAAGTTCGGCATCTTCCTGATAAATCTCGTCAATCAGGTTGTCGGTTGCATCCATGACCAGCGCATCGAGGTTAACGTAATCGCCGTTTTTACCCACACGGATCACAGCGGAAACAACCTTCCCTTCTTCGTCGACAATCTTGCTCATCACGCGGGTCGGCGCTTCATTACGGTATTTCTGCAGCCAGCCGACGGCGACGTCCTGCAACATCGGATGAGTGGCGCGGTCAGAGGTTTCGGCGCGCTCAACGCCGTTGAACCCGGCCATGATGAAATCGAGCGCCTGCCGCTGGATGATGGCATCACGAATACGGCGCTGGAAGTCCTGGAAGCGCGCCCACAAATCCAGCTTTTTATATTTGAAGTGAAAGTCGAAGTTGACCTGATCGCATTCGTACTTGTTGGACTCCAGCGCGGTAAAGTCGGCGGTTTTACGCTCCTTGCCGCTGTTGGTGTCCGTTGTACTGGCGATGGTGCCATTGACGCCGACGCCAATTTTTTCACCCTTCAGCTCATCCACCGGCACGATATTAATTTTCTGCAAAAAGGCCGAGGACATCTGCACGGTGTTCATCATGGTTTGCGTGACGGACGGCTCGACGGAGAATTTTTTACTCACGTCGTCCGGGTCGATGCCGTTCAGCTCAGCAACGCGGGACATGTAGGCATTGAATTTAAAACGGGTTTCCTGACGCATAGTCTTTCCTGTTTGGTTAAATCGGGTTGTCTGACCGGGCAAAGCTGTTGCCCGGCGATAAATTCATGACCGTTTAGCAGTCAGTCAGCAGCTCATCACCTCCGCCACCGGTGGAGAGCGTGCGGCGGGGCTGCGTGGTGCTTTCGGTGTTATCCAGCGTGGTTTTTAACTGGCTGAATGCCTGGCGGGTCTGGTCGGCTTTACTGGTGACGTCCTGTTTCAGTGTCGCAAAGGCATTTTCCAGTTCGGCAAGACGTTGCCCGGTAGCGGTGAGGTTTTCCTGCACATGCTCACTGACGGTCGTCACGGCTTCATGCACATCCTGAAAACGGGCGTCATCACTGGCCTGTTTGCGGCTGAAAATCGTCTTCACTTTGTCGCTCAGGGCGGTGAACACATTTTCCGGCAGGTCTTCGAATTCCAGCTCGGCGAGGGTGGCGACGGAAATCAGGTTGCCCGGTGCAGCTTTGAAGCGGTTGAGGGGGTTAAATTTGGCCCCCCGGCAAAATTCGAGGTATTCGGTGCCGAGGCTGGCCGGGTCATCGGTCACGGCGAGGCCGACCAGGTAGCATTTACCGCTATTGGCGAAATTCGGCTGGATTTCCATGGAGGTGTAGACCTTCTGCAATTTTTTATTCATTGCGATCAGGTCATCGGTCGGGGTGATTTTGGCGAACAGCGCCAGCTTGCCTTTCAGTACCGAATCGTCGTCAATCTTTTCAGACTTCAGCTCAACCACATCGCCGTAACGGCTGAACGGGCCATCCGGCAGGATGCCTTTCAGGTGTTCGAGGTTAATGCGGCAACCATAGACGCGGGGGTCAAAGGTCTCTGCCATTTCCTGAATATCCGTCGCGCTGATAACGCGGCCGTCACAGGTATCGCCTTCGACGCCGATGCGAAACCATTTTGAAACTTTTTTTGCCATTGTCAGGAGTCCTGATATCGGGTTAACGGGTCGGGGTTAGTTTCCCGACGTCGCCGCCCACCCGCTATCAATCCCGGATGGCTTATCCCTCACACAACAGCACCTTAGCGATTCGCATCACCCGTTTCTTTAGCCTTGCCCTGTATCAATCACGGCGAGGCATCCATGACCATCACCACCGACACCACTTTATTAAACGACCCGCGACGCCAGGCGGCTTTACTGTACTGGCAGGGGTTTTCCGTGCCGCAGATTGCCGAAATGTTGCAGACCAAACGCCCGACGGTGCAGAGCTGGAAACAGCGCGACCAGTGGGAGGAAACCGCACCGCTGAACCGGGTCGAAAGCACCTTAGAGGCCCGGCTGATTCAGCTCTACGCAAAGCCCAACCTGACACCCCACGATTTCAAGGTGGCGGATTTTCTCGCCCGACAGATGGAGCGCTTTGCGCGCATTAATCGCTATGGCCAGACCGGAAATGAGGTTGACCTTAATCCCAATGTGGCCAACCGCAACAAAGGCGACCGCAAAAAGCCGACAAAGAACTTTTTCAGCGACGAGGCTATCGAGAAACTGGAAGAGATTTTTTTCGCGGAGTCTTTCGAGTATCAGCTCCGCTGGCACCGCGCCGGGCTTGAGCACCGTATTCGCGACATTCTGAAATCGCGCCAGATTGGGGCGACGTTCTACTTTTCCCGCGAGGCGCTGCTGCATGCGCTGAAAACCGGCCATAACCAGATTTTCCTGTCAGCGAGTAAGACGCAGGCGTATGTATTCCGCGAGTACATCATTCAGTTTGCCCGCCGGGTCGATGTCGACCTGACCGGTGACCCGATTGTCATAGGCAACAACGGCGCAAAGCTTATTTTTCTCGGCACCAACTCAAACACCGCGCAGAGCCACAACGGCGACCTGTATGTCGACGAAATTTTCTGGATCCCCAACTTCCAGAAACTACGCAAAGTGTCGTCGGGCATGGCCTCACAAAGCCACCTGCGCAGCACCTACTTTTCGACACCTTCCACCCTGGCACACGGCGCTTACCCGTTCTGGTCGGGGGAATTATTCAACCGGGGCCGCGCCAGCGCCAGCGAGCGGGTTGACATCGATATCAGTCATGACGCGCTCGCCGCTGGCGTGGCGTGTCCTGACGGTCAGTGGCGGCAGATTGTCACCATTGAGGATGCGCTCGCCGGGGGCTGTACGCTGTTCAATCTGGAGCAACTCAAGCGCGAAAACAGCGTCGACGACTTCCGCAATCTGTTTATGTGCGAGTTCGTTGACGACAAGGCGTCGGTGTTCCCGTTCGAGGATTTGCAACGCTGCATGGTCGACAGTCTGGAAGAGTGGGAAGACTTTGCCCCGTTCGCCGACAACCCGTTCGGCTCCCGCCCGGTCTGGGTGGGATACGACCCTTCGCACAGCGGCGACAGCGCCGGGTGTGTGGTGCTCGCACCGCCGGTTGTCGCCGGGGGCAAGTTTCGCATCCTGGAGCGCCATCAGTGGAAAGGCATGGACTTCGCGACTCAGGCCGAATCCATCCGCCAGCTCACCGAAAAATACAACGTTGAGTACATCGGTATCGATGCGACCGGCCTCGGTATTGGCGTCTTCCAGCTGGTTCGCTCGTTTTATCCCGCCGCCCGCGATATCCGCTACACGCCGGAAATGAAAACCGCAATGGTGCTGAAAGCAAAAGACGTTATCCGCCGTGGCTGTCTCGAATATGACGTCAGCGCCACCGACATCACCACCTCGTTTATGGCAATCCGTAAGACCATGACCAGCAGCGGGCGCAGCGCCACCTATGAGGCCAGCCGCACCGAGGAAGCCAGTCACGCGGACGTCGCCTGGGCGACCATGCACGCGCTGTTAAACGAACCGCTCACCGCTGGCAGCGGCCAGGTAACATCATCCATTCTGGAGTTCAACTGATGAGTAAATACAAAGGCCGCAAGCCACAGCCACAAAAGCGCCCGCGCAACATGAAAGACAGCGCGCCCCAAAAAATGGAGGCGTTTACCTTTGGTGAACCGAGCGCCGTGCTCGACCGCCGCGATATTCTGGATTACGTGGAATGCGTCAATAATGGCCGCTGGTTCGAACCGCCGGTCAGCTTTAACGGGCTGGCGAAAAGCCTGCGCGCCGCCGTTCATCACAGCTCGCCAATTTACGTTAAGCGCAACATTCTGGCCTCAACGTTTATTCCGCACCCGCTACTGTCACAACAGGACTTCAGCCGCTTCGCGCTTGATTTTCTGGTGTTTGGCAACGCGTTTTTAGAGCTTCGAAAGAGTGTGACCGGTCGCCCGCTGAAGCTGGAAGCGTCACCGGCTAAATACACGCGGCGTGGTATAGAAGATGATGTCTACTGGTGGGTGCCGTCATTTGACCAGCCGCACCCGTTCGCGCCGGGCTCCGTATTCCACCTGCTGGAGCCAGACATCAACCAGGAGCTGTACGGCATGCCGGAATATCTCAGCGCGCTAAACTCCGCCTGGCTGAATGAAGCGGCGACGCTGTTCCGTCGCAAGTATTACCAGAACGGGGCGCATGCGGGTTACATCATGTATGTGACGGACGCCGCGCAAAGCGGTACCGATGTTGAGGCGTTGCGCGATGCGATGCGCAGCTCAAAAGGGCTCGGCAACTTCAAAAATCTGTTTTTCTACGCACCGCACGGAAAACCGGACGGCATAAAAATTGTGCCGCTCAGTGAGGTGGCAACGAAAGACGATTTCTTCAATATCAAAAAAGTCAGCGCCGCCGACCTGCTCGACGCTCACCGCATCCCGTTCCAGCTGATGGGCGGCAAGCCGGAAAACGTCGGTTCGCTCGGCGATATCGAGAAGGTGGCAAAGGTGTTTGTCCGTAACGAGCTCATCCCGCTACAAGACCGGATGCGCGAGGTCAACGCTTGGGCCGGTCAGGAGGTGATCCGGTTCAAAAGTTACACCCTCGACACCGAAAGTGACTGATTTCCGCCGCCTCCGGGCGGCTTTTTCTTACCCCCACGCCTGACCGCCTCAGAAGCCCGCCACGCCCTCAAACACCCCCGCACCACACACCGACACCCTCGCGAACCTGCGCGGCACAGCGACGCGCTCAGGCTGCGAAAATAAATGCGCAAAAGTACGCTGGCGCGCAGTGCTTTCCCCGCCTCGCCTGCCCGCTTTATGGGGCGGTTTTAATGCAGTTGCATGACCACTCTGGATCCGCGCCAGCTCTGGTGGCGCACGGCCTGAACGGGCAACCCCGGCACATGCAAAACCATGCACCTGTTGCATGCACAGCTAAAAAATAGGGGGATTTCGAAAAAATGGCATAAAAAACCGGCATTCAGGGTGCCGGTTTTTGCCTGTTTTTTGTCGCGATTCCTGGCCGAGCAATGCGCCAATAATACTGTTGAGGCAGCAACTGGCAACAGTCAGCTGAAAAATCGTCGTCCACGGATTTTCATAAATCATAGATAACATATTGATATAGATCCTTTTATTTTTTCATTCTAATGTGATGTAGTAGGTCTTTAATGACCGGACCGAGCTCTGCGCAGCTTGCCTGTTCGACCAGCTTATCGGTATCAGAGCAGTGAAAGAAGGGAGGCCGGGAGTTATTGCTGGCGCAGTGACAAATCTGCTGCGCTATCGGCATTAATCTAGCAACAACAGCATACATACAAGCAATTGTTTTTATTAAAAAACACAAATTGATGGAGGTATGGACCGCAAACTGATAGCTCATCGCATCAGTTTGATTATCAATAAAATTAGTCAGAATTCTCTTGATTAAAGCTACACACATCAGAACCTTATATAGCAGTAAAAAAAGCATAAGGACACAAAATGGGATACGAAGTTGATTTTTTAGCCGTTGGAGAAAAAAAAAGTGGAGATGCGATATGCATTAGATGGGGCAATCTTCACGGAGCAAGGCACGAGCAAAAAGTTGTTGTGATTGACGCTGGGTATGCTAGTACAGGTGCTCAGATTATTGAACATCTAGAAAATTATTACCATACCAATATTATTGATCTGCTTATATCCACACATCCAGATGGTGATCATGTAGGCGGTTTATCACATGTCATTGAAAATGCAGAAGTAAAAGAGTTCTGGATTCACAAACCATGGGAGCACAATGAAAACCTCGCAGCTGAATTTTCTGACGGAAGAATAACAGATGCCAGTATCGCAAGACGCATGCAAGAAAACCTACAGAAAGCTTATGATGCTGTTAAATTAGCTGAAAAAAAAGAGATAGAAATTCATGAGCCTTTCCAAGGAAAGACTTGGGATAATGCCACACTTGTTGTTGTTGGACCGACACAAGCATATTATGAAACATTAATACCTGACTTCGCTCGAATGCCTAAAAAAGCAGAAGAAGTATCTGGAACTGAAGCTTTAAAAGCAACATATGACTATCTTGTCGAGAAAGCTAAAAAATTAGTTGAATATGTTGCAGACTGGTTCTCCGATGAAGGCATTGATGATAAGGACACCACATCAGCACAAAACAACTCAAGTGTAATTTTGAAACTTGAAATTGATGGTAAAACCTTGGTATTTACTGGTGATGCAGGTGTCACTGCCTTAGAAATGGCAGCAGATCACATTGATAACACTTCATTATCATTCATTCAGATTCCTCATCATGGAAGCCGAAGAAATGTTGGCCCGCAAGTACTAAACAAGCTGGTTGGTAATATTGTAAGGGAGGGTGAACAGCGAGGGATTAGCGCATTTATCTCATGTGCACCTGACTCTGACAAGCATCCCCATCAAGCAGTTATTAATGCTTTCACCAGACGTGGGACTAAAGTAATTACTACTGAAGGCTCTACGAAAACCCATTATAAAGACGCCCCAATTAGAGAGGGATGGTCCTCCGCCACACCTCGTGCATACGTAACTAATTATAAAACTGAGGAATAAACAACAAGCTGCCTTATGGCAGCTTGTTAGCTTTATTAACTCTTGCCACTATATAATTAATTTGTTTAATATATGACGCAATAAAAACAACTGTAAAAAAAGATGACACCCACTTTGATAAGTTATAGTTATTATTTGTTAGAGCCTCAATACACAACAAAGCGGCCAGTAGTAAAATGGACATAGTAAGCAATGTCCTATACATATTAGCTACTTCTTGCAACATTTCTATTTTACTATCCTTTTTACATGCTGATATGTAATCAGAATAAGGAGTGAATCTTATGACCCGAACTGCCTTAAGTATGGGTTCAACAACAATCGATCCAACCCGACCTATAACCAATCCAACAAAATAGTAAAGGACAATATTCTTTACTATATCTTCCGTAGATAAAACCACACTCGTCGAACGCTCTAATAGATATATAAAAAGAGCACCTGGAAAAAGGTTATTAAACAAGTTATACGAAGATATTTTCTCCCACAAACCATCCATATTCCCTCCTAACCTATAACATAAACATACATTTATTTTTATTAAGAATACACTAAATAGCAAGAGACATTAAAGAAAAATGGCCAAATGAGCCCCGACAAGTGTAACAATCTGATTACTAAACTTCCAACCAAGACCTTTAGCCATTTCGCCTAAACTCACTTCATCGCATAAAAGTCCATTATGTACCAATTGACTTATGATTTTTATCTCCAGCTTTCATCTTCCCAAACTTCCTGGAGAATACCATCCAATGCCTCTCGATCTGACTCTTTGTCAACCCCAACTAACTCAACACCAATCATTGCTCCTCTTTTAACTGTAATGCGTGCTGTTGGAAAAATCGATGCCACCCGCCGAGTCAACTCGCACTGAAAAGCATCGACAACTTGCTGCCCGATTTTTTGGTCTTTATCCAACGTGATGTTAATCCTCACTTCGCCCCCTTTTTTTAATCTTTGTTCAACAGGAACGGGAGCGAAAACAACTGAAAAAGATTTGTTTTTCATCAAGTTCCCTCTCGCAATTTCCGCGATTAAATTCAAAGCAATTTCACGATCTCTTTCCTGACAAACTCCCTCTGTCGTCAGACGCGCAATCATCTCGACCCGTTCAATCATGACTTGCTCGTTTAACTCTCTATCCACACAACCTCCAATACGGGATACTGTATAAATAAACAGTACCACATATTGATAAAAAGATGAAAGAAAAAGTTACACCAATAAATGACGTATGTGCATGATATGGATATGAATTAGTTACAGTCTCAACTTAGTAACTGACGCTAACCCCGCGACTCGATTTAGGATTTGTCTTGCCTGCGCCCAGTGTGACGGTGCTGCCGGGAAAATTTCACCGGTTGATGAACCACGGCACCATTTGCCGTTTATGCAACTTTTGCCACCGGCCGTCAGGTGCGAGCCTCACCCCGGCTGATGGTTTCGCCGGTCGTGAGCTGAATCTCGTCTATTGTTCTGTCAATGGCTGCGCTTTGTTTATCCGTTCCGTGGACAAAATCACACCTGGTGACCCGTTTTTTGTCCCTGAGCCTGGCCGTTAGCTTCCGCCTTTCACTTCGACTCAACGGTTTGGATAAATCCAGCTCCGGCGGATCGCTTTCGCTTCCCGTACAGTTATTGACAGAACTCCGAGAGGGCGCAGGAGCGCCCTTAACGTCAACGGCCAAATCAACGGCACGCTTCGGCACAATTTTCCACTGCGTTAGCCGGGTTAAAATCGGGGAGTCAGCGCCGACGGCAGAATCGTACACGCCACGAATGCAGATAGTTTCCTCACCATACTGGTTAAACTCGGCGCGAGGCTCATACAGCGTGCGCACCTGCAAATCGTCGCGACGGACAAACGGGCCACCCTGCGCATTAACGTAACCAGCCCAGTCACCGGCGTCAGCGGCATCATGGACGGCGGCAAATTCAACGCTCAGACCGTGCGCGATCTCGGTATCAGCGAGACGACGCAATTCACGATAGACCGTCACCGGTGCGCCGCCAATAAACTGGAATTGACGGATGTGCCAGCGCGCCGCCCATGCTGATACGGCGGGGGCAGTCTCTTTAAGCAGTTCACCGCTTTCGTCATCGGTTTCGCCATCGAGAGCATATCCGTCGATATTTTTTGAAATGTATTTAGCGACATAGCCGGTTGCGCTACCTTTTTCCGGGTCGATTGCCTCGGCATGGAAGCGCGCTTTTTTTGCTTTATCGCTTCTCAGTTCGTGGCGGTCTTCCTCCCACGCATAATCACGGATGATGAGGCGCACGCGCTCGACATCTTCCGGCAACATGAACAAAAGCATGTGCCAATGCGGCGTTCCATCATGGTGAGGCTCGGCAACACGTATGCCGAAAATGCGGATTTCTTCCCGGTGCAGCTTGGCGCGAATGCGCGCCCAAAGGCCGGTGAGATAGCTCTGCGTGTCCGACGGGCTGGCACCGTTCCATTTGCTGTTACGGTATCCCGCTTTAGTCGTGGCGTGATATTTAGACGGCGCAGTCAGGGTGTAAAACTCCCCGACGTAACCGAGCTCATTGCAGATATTTTCAAACCCACGGATGCGGGTCATCAGCTCGCAGCGGCGTATTGCAGGGTTAGCGACCGAACCGTCGTATTTTTCGATAAGGCTGATGCGGTTGCCGTCTTCGTCTTCGAGGTCCAGCCCCTTGAGAAATTCGCGCGTGCGGCGCTTCTGTTCGCGCCAGTCGGTCACGCAGTTTTTACTCGCGTAGGCGTGTCTTTTCTTGCTGACGTTGCCGACTGCAATTTGTAGATGTTCGCGCCATGCCGACGCGACACGACGCAGACGACTACGCCACCATGACTCAGTAAACATACGGATTACTGCGGGGGCAATATCATCTTTGTTGAAGTATTTATTTGCCACACGCTCCCAGTGGGGAGGAGTGACATTGAATTGCAGAGAAATAAAGCCAGCATGTATGTACCAGGTGTATAGCGTTTTAAGCTCACCAAAACCTGAGTCATCAATATTTGCCAGCTCAGAACGAATGAAATTAGCAATGTCACCGGCCAGCAGGTCAATATCGGCGCGCGACATATCAGGGAGGCGGTTATATCTGGCGACCATATTAACCATACGTGACGACAGATACTGCAAAAGCTGGGTATCAAAATGACCACCGAAAACAGCGGTTGATACATTGCTGTTGATGCCAGCGCATTCATATTTTTTTGCGACCAGTTCAAGACGTGGTAATGCCTTTTTGCAGAAGCTGATTAAAAAGGCATTAGCTCGTTGACTGCCCTGATTTTGCTCCAGCACCACAGCGGTGCGATAAACGTCAAAGCGCACGCACTCGGGCTGGAGAGAAAGCACTTTTCTCGCATGCAGCAAAGCCGCGAACATACGGTCGCGGCGATACTGTTGCTCATAGGTAAGATATGGGCTGGTTACTGCCGACCGTGGAGCGTTCCACGGATAGGCATAAGAAATTGAGCTCATTCGCACAGGCCGTAGCGCGAGGAGCAAGTGACCGTATCAAGACTGGCTTTTACGAGGTCATAGACCTTTCCGCCGCGACCAGTTTTTGCCCACTCCACAACATCAAGCGCTGATGGAGCCCCCATGTTTCCACGAGGTCCATAGAATCCTGACCATTCAATATTCTGGATGTCAGGCTCCAGCCCATATAATTTTACTTCCTGACCTAGATTTATCGGGTATCTTCTGCGCTGTACAATCTCTTCACCAGTGAACTCATCCTCATAACAATGGATAACATCACGACTCCCAAGATGCATACGCATCCACGCCTGGCTTTCTGTGCCGATACTCATCCAGTGAACCCAACGAGATGCCAGACGTACTTTCTTCTCCCACGCGTGATGTTTTTCGATATGCTCCGGCCAGCGTGCCGCCGTCTCTGAAATTTCCTCTTTATTGCAAAGCACACAGTTCATGCAACCTACGCGAGAAGCACCCTGCAAATAAAGTGGATTTGGCCTGATACCCAGATACTTATGCAGGGCAAACACATCCGCCGCCGTCCATTGATGAATGGGCAGGAAGTTATAGAGAAACCCCTCATCGCGCATATCAGCTGCGAAGCGGTCATAACCAGCACGTTTGGATGACTCATCACCGCGAACACCTGGCCACTGAACGACAACATCGCCCTCATCCAGCATAGGGCGAATGGCCGCATCGTAGGCAATCTGTATTTTGAGCTCGTCAGTACAAAAACGGTCGCGTAGCATCGGGAATTTGCCGTGGAGCAGAGCCGCATCGAGAAAACTATTTCCACTTGGATGCATCACTGACAGGGCCGCATCTAATGCGGTTTCAAAGTCGATACCCCAGCGCTTAGCCGTCTTTTGCCAAGCTCGGCCAAACGCGGTATCTGCACGGGCCAGTGACGGCATGATGACGCCCCGGTAAGCCCCCATCCGGATGGCCTGTTTCTTCGACCAGTTCTTTTTCATATAGGCGCGTCGGCGGGCAAAATCTGCCTCGCTGTAGTTGCGCTTCACAACCTGAATCGGGTGACATCCAATCTGTTCATGGATAGTCCTGGCGAAATCGATCGTCAATTCATGCTCATTGTCAGTATCGGCCATCACGGCCTGTACGCGACGACCAAACAACGCATTCGCTACGGCCAGTGTTGCAGTACTGTCTTTACCCGCTGAATAATTCACTACAATTCTGTGATCTTCTGGTATACGGAAAACATCCAGATAATTGCGATAAGCAGTTTCTATTTCCCTGACTTTTGCCGAAATATCAGAAACAGAAATTATATTAGCTGACTGGCTCATTTTGCCCCCTTAAATTCCGCAGAGCAAATAGCGCCAACTCGCTCTATTTCCGCCGCCATTTCAGAAAGAGAATTAATCGTTGCAGTTTGAATATGATGATGAATCAGCCCGGAAATAAGCTGATTAATCTTCGGGTAATAGCCGATGGTATCGAGCCATTCCTCGCCAGTTTTCTTCCCGGATTTAGCGACTTTCTTCTCGTTCAGGATGAATTGATATTGGTCGCTGATAATTACCCATTTGTCGCCGACTTCGATACGAATACCCATTTATACGCCCCTGTAATGTTTAGATTTGAGCTCTGCGATTTCCTTACAAGTGACGCATAGTGCAACGCCCTGGAGGGCAATTCGGCGTTCCTCCGGGATTGGTGCTTCACATTCTTCGCAGGTAAAACGAGAAGGCGCAGCGATATGGCTGCGCGCGTTGTTGATAAGTCGCTCGCGTTCTGCCTGCTCGTGCTGTTGTGCGATATCCATTGCATCGGCCATTAGTGCAGCTCCTGAGATTCGTTTTCGTAGCGGGTGGCTTCGCGGCGCAGCAGTTCAGCCGCTTCTATGGCGCTCATACCCTTGTTAGCGATATGGGTTGCCAGCGCCTCAAGGCGAATGGAAACAGCGAGCGCGCGACCTTTACGCTCTTCTCGTTTTGCAATACCGATAACCTCAAGAAGCAGGTCGGTATTTTCTTTAGGTTCTGAAGCTTGTTTTTGCATCCTTAATCTCCTGATTTCGGGCAATAAGAAGCCCGGCGGGTTTACGCCATTAATTACGGGTTTATTTAATTAGCTAAAAAACATTCATGGATGGAAATATGCCGTGGCAAAATCCCACCCCAACGGGAAATTTTATTCATTGACGCAATAATCAGCTTGCGGCGATCCATATCAAAATACTCATATGGTTTACCGACTTCATCAGAGCGAAACACTCCCGGATTATTTCTGTTAGCAAGCGTTAAAACCACAAACTTAAAATCTTCATCAAGCTTATTGAAATTACGCAGTGCCTTATTTTCTGTTGCCTTCAGTTTTTGATGAAAACGTGCGAAACACTCCTCGCCGGTCATGGTCTTCGGTTGCTCAATAGAACAATCAGCATTGCTAAAAAGCTTGCTCGCCTGGGTGTCATGAGCTGAAATTCTTTCGTTCATTTTGCCCCCATTAATGCATTTAAAAGCCGCTTAACCGCAGAGACTTTTTTTGCTGTTAAGCCGTTTAACAATTCGGACTGAGAGCTACAAGGGTGCCAGCGCTGGCCGTCGCTACCCATTATCCAGCCGTGCCCGTAGTGCATGGATGGGCTACGTTTTTTGAGCAGGGAGGCGAGTGACGGTTCGTTAGTCAACATAAGCACCTCAAATCAAACCGAATGACGCGCTGATGCCGCTGACGGTATCAACGACACTCGTCATTGCCGGGTTAGCCTGGAGCCTGGCCTGCAACGCCATTGCCGATAGCGACAGCATGCGAATACCCGCGTTTACGCTCGCAATCATGTTTTGCTTACGGGCCGGGGTAAGACGGTCGCCTGAAACGGCACCGCTCGCCAGTTCGCCGAGTTCACTCATTGCGCGCATGACGTAGGATTGCAGCTTCTCTTTTGCCAGTTCGTTGACCGGCACGCATGGCAGACAATGGATCTGCGCCAGAAAACCATCGACAAGGGTCGAGTCTTCGGTCAGGTCTGTCAGCGTCCAGATTTCACGCGGCGTTAACTGGTGCGGCTGTTCCGGGTTGAGTTTGTTGTAAAGCGTATGCGGCTTGATACCGGCTTTATCCGCCAGCTCTTTCACGTTATGTGTGGCCGCGAATTTTCTGCATGCATCATCAAAGTGTGCATGTGACGAAATACGAAAATCTAACATGCTGCATCCTTACAGTTCACATAAAGTGAATTACGCGCCGATGACGAGTTGAAAACGGGAATGACCCAACGCCTTTCGCAACTGCTCTTCTTTCCAGCGTGCGTAATAAATACGAATCGGGCCACCTGCCTTCTTGCAGCCTTTACGGATGGTACGGGGTTCGATTGGTACACAAGGGTTGTCGCCGGTTGTCCAGCGGTAAGCGGTGCGTTCAGAAACACCCTCAAGCTCTGCGAATTGTTGCAGAGTAACGATAGGTGCAGGCACTTTGATGATTGCGATTTCAGAAGCCATGTTGCATGATTCCCCTTTTGCTAAAGATTGCAATTAATAGCCATCTGTTTGCCAACGTTCGCCATTAATTGCCTAGGTTTAGGCTTAACATAACTCCCAAAATGGAGTTTGTAAATAGGTTAAAGCTACATGAGAATTGAAGGTCTTGGATTAAACAACGAAGAAGTGTTGGATAGGATTTGCGAGGCTTACGGTTTTTCTCAGAAAATTCAATTAGCTAGACACTTCGAAATTGCATCAAGCTCTCTTGCTAACAGGTACAGCCGCGATTCTATTTCTTATGACTTTATTGTGCATTGCGCTCTTGAAACTGGCGCAAATCTCGCCTGGTTACTCACTGGTAAGGGGTCACCAGCAACCGGAAGCACGAATACCGATACCCAAAACGTGGAAAGATTCACATTAAGTGAAGAATCTTTGGTTAGCGATGGGGATTTGAGCATTGCTGGTAAGTTCTTTAGCAAGCCGTTTATAAACCCGATTGCCGTCTACGCTGACGGAAAACTCTATTTCATTGAGCGCGACACCTCTCTTGCAGATGGCGAATGGCTTGTCGATATTGAAGGTGCTATTAGCATTCGAGAATTGACGAAGTTACCCGGCAAAAAACTCCACGTTGCAGGGGGTAAGGTTCCCTTCGAGTGTGGATTTGACGACATTAAAGCATTAGGTCGAGTGATGGGTGTCTACAGCGAGGTTAACTGATGGCCGTCCGTAAAAATCCGGCTGGAGGATGGATTTGCGAAATCTATCCTAATGGGGCGAAAGGCAAACGCATCAGAAGGAAGTTTGCCACCAAAGGTGAGGCGCTGGCTTTTGAACAGCATAAGATACAGCACCCCTGGCAAGAAGAAAAAGAAGACCGCCGTTCTCTAAAAGAACTTGTCGATTCCTGGTATAGCGCGCATGGAATCACTCTAAAGGACGGCGAAAAGCGGAAGCAGGCTATGCATCATGCGTTTGATTGCATGGGAGAGCCGTTGGCTCGCGATTTTGATGCGCAGATGTTTTCCCGCTATCGAGAAAAGCGGTTAAAAGGTGATTACGCCCGTTCGAACAGGGTAAAAGAAGTCTCGCCTCGCACGCTTAATCTTGAGCTGGCCTATTTCCGGGCGGTGTTCAATGAGCTAAACCGGCTCGGAGAATGGAAAAGTGAAAATCCGTTGAAAAATATGCGCCCATTCCGCACAGAAGAAATGGAAATGGCCTGGCTCACGAAGGAACAGATTGAAGCGCTTCTTGACGAGTGCAAACGACACGAACACCCTGATTTAGTATCTGTTGTAAAAATATGCCTTGCAACTGGTGCTCGCTGGTCTGAAGCCGAAGGCCTCAAGAAATCACAGCTATCAAAATATAAAATTACCTACAACTACACTAAAGGTAAGAAGAATCGCACGGTACCAATCAGCAAAGAACTTTATGAAGAATTACCAGCTAAAAACAAAGAGCATGGTAGCTTATTCCAGAATTGCTATGGTGCTTTTCGTTCGGCGCTGCAACGCACTAACATTGAGTTGCCAGCCGGACAACTTACCCATGTATTGCGCCACACCTTCGCCAGCCACTTTATGATGAATGGTGGTAATATTCTGGTCTTGCAACGTGTGCTCGGCCATACCGACATCAAGATGACAATGCGTTACGCACATTTTGCTCCAGACCACTTAGAAGATGCAGTAAAGCTCAATCCACTTAGTACTCTCAAGGAACACCAATGAAAAAATGTCCTATCTGTAACAAGCTAAGCAACCTCGATAATCATCTTTATGAATTATCTATAGCTTGCGAATACTTTAAATCCGACAGATATGATAATTTTTCAAATATTGCTGAATGGCTTAAGCTTTCAGCATACCTTGATGAAGTTCAAATTACCCCAGAAAAATACGCAGGCTCTGACCTGATATGGTGCAGACCTGCAGCCGAAGCATATGAAGCTGAACGGCTCCATTACAGCCGCTACTCAACTGCACTGACTCGTTTTCTATATACCTCTAACGCATTAGAGGAAACATACCGTTTCGCCAGTGCATATTACTCTCTTTCGTCAAAGGAGATTAAAAGTAATAGAGAGTACAATGACAGTAAGAAAAGTGTTCTTTTGTTCGAAAAAACCGACGAACAAAATTTGCCTGTAGGCTTCTATCATTATTGTGACAACTTGTTTTCGAGATTCGAGAAGTATAAAAAAGAATATGACCCTCAAATAAGCATTATTAAAAACTACCCAAAGGGTCACAAGTGTCACGGGCTTCATATAGTTCGCAATCTAAGAAATTTTATCGCACATGGTACAATTCCAATAAATCTTGTACCTGAATATTACGGTTCAGCCGAGATGTGGCATGTATTGCATGGCTTACTAATTTCTGCGACTCGGGTCACAGCGCTCTATATACAATCATTTCTCCTTGAATTTGGCGATAAGTTTGACATGCATGCCTACCTCCAAAGGATGGATTATGACTACTATCTTGAGCGGCAAGATGACATGCTTGAAGACAATCCCGAGCATGTAGCAATGCCAGTACCTTCAGGCGCTCAACAGCTGATGACTAATCTTCACCTGAAGGTTGGCTTTGGCTATTTGAAAATTGCGATGTATTGATAGTAAATGTGGCGATAAAGTGGCGGTAGAAATGGCGAATAATGGGTAATCATTGGCAAACAATGGCAATCTATGTCAATGATAAATAACGCAAACTATTGATTTTCGGTTATTTCGGTAGGAACTCATAATCGCTTGGTCGTTGGTTCAAACCCAACAGGGGCCACCAAATTTTAGATTTAAAATCATATAATTAAGCCACTCGAAAGAGTGGCTTTTTTGTTCCTGAATTTTAAAATGGCACCACAAACCGCTGAGCAGCGCGCATGGCTTAGCGTGTTGTCGCTATCCCATTAAGAGGATAAAAAGTCCGTTATAACGCAGGGAAAATTTGCGCTTACGCTAAAACAGATAGCATTCTGCCTTAGCAAAATATTGCTCAGAGCATCTCGGGCAGCCCATAACCGCCGCACTCCTGTTGACTTCTGTCTAACTACGCAACGTAGTCTTGAAATATCTTTCATTCCTGCAATGCTGGAATTCATACTACTCACGATAAATGTAACAACACAGGTCAATTTCCGAAAAATAACCATAGCCTGCGCCAGCTGATCGAAATCAACGCGTTCCTCCCCCCGCTCTTATATATAACCCGCTGACTTACAAAAAGGATGAAATGATGAAAATACGGGATATATCAATCAGTACCTGTCTGGCACTGTTATTAATGGGTTGCGTAGCTAAACCACCCATGGCGACGGAAAATGAAATGAAATAGGCCGCCGCGTTTGCTTTTAATGTCGATGCTTCGCAGGTGACAATTTCCGATGCGAGGCAGCAGGATGTGAAAACCAACTTTGTGGTCACCATCGGCAAAACCAGCCATCGCTGCTATGTGACGAAGGCCGCCGAGCCGAAGCTTTACGGGCTGATCCCGCTGGGCGGCGGTAGCACCGTCTCGGATGCCATCTGCGCAGGCGCCAACCCGACGCTAGCGAGCAAAACCTGCGACGCCCTGTCGCAGAAAGCGGGCCGCTGCTGAGCCTTTGCGCAGAAGAAGGCCGCTAACTGCGCATTTAGTCACTTTTTCTGCCGTTTTACCGCGGTCGCTTAGTTCAGCGACCGCACCTGCTGATAAGAATTGAGCCGTTCCCGCAGCGAGGTGAGCCAGACATCCGGCTCCTGACGGCAGATTTCGGTGAGGATCGGCGTCAGCACCAGCTCGGCTTCATGGAAGTCGGTCCACTCCGGCGGCTCCAGTGAAAAAGGATCGTTCATCAGCCAAATCACCATCGGCGTCCAGGCGCGCGGATCCAGTTGCAGATAATCCTGACAGCGCATCATATCTCGGGTCCGCGCCTCATCGGGGACGACATCCTTTCCCACCGCGGCGCTACTCATTGCCAGTACTGTTATTCCTGCCAGCAGATGTTTCCAAACCCATTTTCGCCAGAAGGCGCGTTTTTCTTTCGCCAT